GCTGGGTATACGGCACGGCGCTCCGCTTTTATTGGAGCGCGCTGAACGATGCGACGGCCGTCGATGCGCTGAGCTACGCCACGCCCGAGGCGCGCCCGGATGGGCTGGTCCGCGCCGTGGCGCAGGGCGGCGAACTCTACCTCGTCGGCAAGGAAACGACGGAAGTGTGGTCCGGCACTGACGATCCGGATCAACCGTGGCAGAAGCTTGGCGGCACGTTCATCTCGAAGGGCGCGGGATCGCGCGACAGCATCGCGGACTTCGATAACGCGCTGCACTGGCTGGGGCATGACGGCATCGTCTACCGCGCGGCGAGCTACAACGCCGATCGGGTGTCGACGCACGCCGTCGAGCGCGCCATCAAGGCCGTTTCGGACAAGACCACGATCCGCGCCTTTACCTACACCGACGAGGGCCACGCCTTTTACGGATTGACGTGCCCCGACTGGACGTGGGTATTCGATGCGGCGACAAAGCTCTGGGCAGAGCGCAAGAGCAAGGGCCGCAGCGACTGGCGGGCATGGCCGTTCATCTACGCCTTCGGCAAGGTGCTCGTCGGCGACAAGGCAAGCGGCGCGATCCGCGAACTGACGACGGCGGCTTACGACGAGGCGGGATCGGAGATCCGTTGCGAGCTGACGCTGCCCGATCTGCCGGGCAAGGCGACATACGACAGCCTCGAAATCGACCTTGCGCGCGGTGCGGGCCTGAACGTCGCCGACGATGCGAATTTCCGCGAGCCGAAGGTCATGCTGTCATGGAGCGATGACGGCGGCTACACCTACGGATCGGAGCGCGTTCGTTCGGTGGGCGGAAAGGGCGACTGGAAGCATCCGGTCAAATTCACCCGCCTCGGCATGGCGCGCACGTTGCGCGGCCGCCGCTTCAGGATTGCGATGAGCGATCCGGTGCGCCGCGGCTTCAGCCTTGGTGACATCGAGCGGGGCGCGGCGTGAGCGACAAGATCGTCATGCCGAAGGGCGACCTGGTCGACGGCCAGGGGCGCTTGACGGCCGCCGGACGGCACTATCTCGCCGCGCTCGGCAACCGCGTTGCCGATAAGCCCGCAGAGACGGCGGCGGAGTTGCTTGCCGGCGGACCCGCGATGGTGCGGGCTCAGGCGCTCTGGGACACGATGTTCACGGACGTGTCGGAGGGGGCAGGGCACTGGTCCCCGGACCTCTCGCAGAAGCTGGACTTCCGCCGCACGGTGACCGGCGCAACCGTCATCGACTATCCGGTGAACGCGCTGGAAGGCGCTTCGCTGTTTTACTCGGTTGAACTCGTCATGGACGGCATTGGCGGCTGGCCGGTCACGTTCGGCGGTGGCTTCGCGGGAGAGGCTCCCGTGATTTTCACCAACGCCAACGACATCACGCTTCTGGGCTTCAAGCTTCGCGGTCCCTCGTCATTCACCGCGTGGGCCGTGAAGGGCATCTCCGTTTCGGTATGATCGCCTTCGATCTTCCTCCGCCCGCGATCATCGCGGCGCGGCCGCTGGTGCCCCATCGCTTCTTCGTCAACGACGGGAAGGAACACGACTGCGGGCCATGCCTGCCGCGCGACTTTGCCGAGATGCCTTGGGCGGCGCGTGCGCTGGTGCGTCCGGACGAGATCAGGGCGTGGCTTCCGGAGCCGTACCGCCGGCTCAGCGACGATATGCTGCGGGCGTTCCTCGCTGCCAACATCGGCGGGCTACCCGGCGTCGTCATGGCCGGGCAGATCAAGCAGGCGTGGCTCTACACCGCGAGCGACACGTTCCGCGTTCCCGGCGACTGGAACCGGAATGACAACTGGATCGGAGCGCTTGGCTCCGGCGGCGACGGACGCGCGCCGACCGAGAGTGGCCTGTTCCCCGGCACCTACTACGGTGGCCCTGGTGGCGGAGGATCAGCGTTTGCCGCGCTGTTCAATCGTGCCATTGCGCCGGGAACGCTGCTCACCGCGTCGGTGGCGACGACCTCGGCAACCGACACGTACCTGGGGGCGGTCGACTTCCTGCTTGCCAAGGGCGGCGGGAGCGGCGGCAGTGTGTCCGGCGGCACGGCGCCCGGCGGCGCTGGCGGCGATGCCGCGTCCTGCGTTGGCGACTTCACCGCCAGCGGAGAGACGGCAGCCAACTGCACGACGCGATCCAGCCTTGTTCAGGGCAGCGTTGGCGGTAGCGCCGCAGGGCCGCGTGGTGCGCCGCTGGGTCAGATAGCGGACGCCGGCTTTGGCGGCCGAAACGGCCTTACCCCGTTCGTCGCGATGGTGGACGGGGAGGCGGGCATCTACGGCTCCGGCCGCGGCTGGTTCCCCGGATTGCGCGCGAACGTCGGCAGCGGTGGCGGTGGCGGCGCGGGGACTAACGCGACCGGCAGCGGCGCGGACGCCAACGGCCACGATGGCGGGGCTTATGGAGCGGGCGCTGGCGGCGCTGGCGTCGCTGCTCCGCTTTCGCAGCAGATCGGCGTTCCGGGCAAACCGTCTCCTGGATGCCTCCTTATCGTCAACAACGCATCTCTCTGAGGCTCGGCATGGCGATCCCCCTTATCGGCGCGCTTGCATCGGTCGGCAGCAGTCTCATCGGCGGGCGCCATCCGCTACGCGACTGACGTCCAGAACGAGCAGTACAACAAGTCGCTCGCGCTTCTCGACCCGTCGATCCGCGCGGGTGACACGGCCCGAAGCTACCAGCTCGGCGCGCTGGGCCTTCCCGGTGGCGTCGATCGCGCGACGGCGGAGGCGGCATTCCGCGACAGCCCCGGCTACCAGTTCCGCTTGGGGCAGGGCCTCGACGCCGTTGGCACGAGCGCGGCGCGCGGCGGCAACTTCTTCTCCGGCAAGACGCTGAAGAGCCTCAACAACTACGCCAGCGGCATGGCGGACCAGACCTTTGGCGACTGGTACAACCGCGTCGGCGGCATCTCCGGGTCCGGCGAGACGGCGACAGGCCGCGCGATCGCGGCCGGGTCGAGCAACGCCAGCAATCTTGCCGACCTTGCCTTGCGCGGCGGCGATGCGAAGGCATCGAGCTACGGCACGATTGCAGGGGCGGTTAATTCCGGGCTCGGTTCGCTGGCCGACCTGTACTACCGATACAACCCGGTCAACACGACCGGCAGCTTGGGTGGCATCGGCAGTCCGCAGACAACTTACGTCCGGGGAGGGCTCAACTAGTGGCCCAGCCGTTTTCCCTGGCCGATCTCAATATCTACACCGGCCGGGATGCCATTGCGGCATCTGATGCCGGTCAGAAGGCGCGCACGCTTGCCGACCTTGGGCAGTACGTGTCTCGCGGCGATTTTGCCGGCGCGTCATCGGCTGCGTTCGCCGGAGGCATGCCGGACATTGGCGCGCAACTGGCGAAGTTCGACGACGACAAGAAGCGTCAGATCGTGGAAGACACCGCGCGCGGCGCTATGGCGGCGGACACGCCGGAAAAGTGGGCGCAATTCAAGACGACGTTCGAGCAGACGCACCCCGGCATAATCGTTCCGCCCTTCGAGGCGCGTCAGCCGACCATCAACGCAGCCGTTCCGGTTGCGGAGCAGATCGCCAATCGCCAGCGCGAACAGCAGCTCGCGATCCAGAAGCAGAACGCCGATGCCGCCTCAGTGACCGCGGGCGCGGCGAACGACGATGCCTTAGCGATTGCCGACGCCATCGCAAACGGTGCCCAGCCGCCCGACTTGAAGGGGCTCTACTCCAAGGGTGGCCCAGTGCGCGCTGCGCTCGCCCGCAACGGATATGATCTCACAAAAGCCCAGCAGGACTGGCAGGCGACGACGAAGCGCATCAATTCGCTGAATAGCACTCAGCAGGTGCGGTTGCAGCAGGCGATCATGGCGCTGCCGGAGATGCTGGATAAGGTGGAAAGCCTCGGCCAAGGCTGGCAGGACCTCGGCAAGAACACCAAAATTCCAATACTTAACAAGGCCAGCCTGGCGGCCGCGAAGCAGGGTGCATTTGGCGACGAGGCCCAGCAGATCGCGACGCAGCTCGAAGCTCAGATCGCGGACATCTCGGCGGACCTCGCTACCGTCTATCGCGGCGGCAACTCGCCGACCGACACGGCGATGGAGCACGCCGACCAGCAGCTCAATGCGGATTGGTCCTGGCCGCAGCTTCAGAGCATGATCAAGCTCGCGCGAGACAACGTTCGCTACCGTCAGAATTCGCTCCGTCTTGTCGCGCAGGGCGCCCCCGGCAACCCCTACGATGCATCGGCCGCGGATACTGCAGGCGCAGCCGGCTCCGGCCCAGTCGAGGGCGAGGGGAC